TGCATTCGTGGGGTGGCGTCTATCTTGAGACAGTTACGCCGATCAACTTCGGATCGGAGCCGCAAGAGCCGACTGTGATCTTGCCGGACGGCACGAAATCAGCCGGTCCGCGCAATCGACGCGCGGAAATGTGGTCGCGGTCGCGGGATTGGCTGAATGAACCGGGTGGCGCTGATGTACCAGATCTCGACAGCCTGCAGGCCGATGCTTGCGGCCCTGGTTATTCCTACGATGTGAACCAGCGGCTTCTACTGGAAAGCAAAGAACACATGCGGGCTCGCGGTATCAGATCGCCGGACGATTGGGATGCGATCGCGCTGACGTTTGCTGAGCCGGTGCATGACGTTGTTGAGCGGCCGCGGGAACGTCGGCGCCATGGCAATTGGATGGGCGCGTAGAATGACCCGAGACGATCAGGATCATATTGCGGTCTTTGGAGTATTCGTCGTGCTTCCGCTGATCCTCGTCATTGGCTTTTGGATACTTGCCTGATGGCCGATCAATACGACACCGACGACGCCAACAAGCAGGAGGACGACGACAAGCAAAAATCCGACTGGCCGGAGATCCACAAGGAAGCGCTGCTCGAATACGAACGCGACTACGCGCGCGAGCAGGGCAACATTGAGGACGCCTACGAGGATTTGCGTTTCCGCCGCGGCCGGCTGACCGATCAGTGGGATGCGCTGGCGCTGGAATCCCGCAAAGGCCGTCCGTGCCATGTCGTGAATGAGTTGCCGCAGTATATCCGCCAGGTGACCGGCGACATACGGCAGTCTCGCCCAGGCATCAAGGTCGTCCCGGTCGACGATGGCGCCGACGTCGAGACGGCCGAAGTCCGCGCCGGGATGATCCGCTACGTCGAGAACCGCTCCAAGGCGAAGCACGTTTACACGACCGGCGCTGATAGTCAGGTGACATGCGGTATCGGTCATTGGGCTATTACGACCGAATATGCCAACGCCGGCACGTTCAATCAGGAAATCCGGATCATTGGCATCGAGGATGGCGTTGCGGTCGTCTGGGATGCAGATTCATTCCTGCCGACTCGGTCCGATGCAAATCATTGCTTCGTCCCGACCGACATGACGCGAGCGAAGTTCAAGAAACAGTGGCCGAATGCCATTGCTAGCGGGTTTGACGTGTCATTGTGTGGTTCGGGCTCGACCAGTTATTTCGACAACTGGCATCACGACGACTATATTCGCGTGGTTCAGTATTGGAAGAAGAAGCCGCTCACGCGCACGCTGGCGCTGATGCCGGATGGCTCGATCGAGGATTTGACCGACCAGATCAAGGGCGCGCCACCCGACCAGGTCAAGCAGGGATTGGCTTGGCTGCAACAGCAGAAGGGCGCTCGGATCGAGCAGCGTGAGAGCTATTCGGTCTGCCGCTACCTGATCACGATGGCCGAAGTGCTGGAAGAGCATGACTGGCCTGGGATGCATATCCCGATCGTTCCGGTGATCGGTGAGGAAGTCCGGGTCGGCCGCGACATCTACCGTCACGGCGTCGTGCGCTATGCCCGCGACCTTCAGCGGATGGCCAACTATTACGCCTCGGCCGAAACGGAGGTGGTTGCGCTACAGCCGAAGGCCCCTTGGTTGGGCACCAAGAAGATGTTCCAGGATCGTTACGATCTTTGGGATACCGCGAACACCGAAAACCATCCATTCCTTGAATATACCTACGACCCGACAGCGCCGGGCGGAAAGCCTGAGCGCATCCAGCCGCCAGTCCCATCCCAGGCCATCCAACTTGGTGCGCAAAACGTCACTGCTAAGATGCAGTCGGTCATCGGCATCTACAATGCCAGCCTTGGGGCCAAGTCGAACGAAACCAGCGGCGTTGCCATTGCGCGCCGGGATCAACAGGGCGATACCGGGACATTCGTCTACCACGACAATTTCGCGCTGGCGGTCGAGCGCACCGGCGAGATCGTCAACGACCTGTTTCCGCACATTTACGACACGCAGCGCACCATCCAGATTCTTGGTGATGACGGCCAGCCCGCGATGGTGCAGATTAACAAGCCGCAGATCATCGACGGGGTCGCTAAGATCCAGCACGATATGTCGTCGGGCTGCTACGACGTCGTGATGGAGCAGGGGCCGAGCTACGCCACCAAGCGCGAACAGGCCCAGGATGGCATGACCGAGTTCATCCGAGTCTTCCCGCCGGCAGCTCCATTGATCGGCGATATCTACGCCAAGAGCATGGATTGGCCACACGCCCAGGAGATCGGGGAACGTCTCGAGGAAGCATTACCGCCTCCGATCAAGGCCAAGCTGCAGGCGGAGCGCGCGCAGAAGGATCAGGCGGCAGGCAAGCCGCCATCACCTGAGATGCAGCAGCAACAGGCTGAACAGCAGCAAGCTGCGCAAGAGGCGCAGATGGCTAAGCAACTGCAACTGGCTGAAGCCAGGGCGAAGGTTGATGAAGCTCAGGCACGTGCCTTGGAAGCGCAGGCAAACGCTCGCAAGGCTGTTGCCGATGCTGACCGGGCAGAAGCCGATGCGCAGTTCACCAAGGTCAAGACGGCTCGGAGCCACATGGACGAGCTACGCACCATTGAGAAGCATGACCACGACATGGCGCGCGGCCAAGTCACACATCAGCAGTCCACGCAGCACACGCAGGATCGCCACGAGGTCGATATGACCCGGCAGGGATTGGCCGAGGCACACGCGGCGCAGCAGGCGCAGAATACAGACCCTAAGCCGGAGACGGCTGAGGCGCAGTAACAAGTCCGGCGCATTCGGTGCTGGGCATTTGGCAGCCGTCCCCTTCGGGGCGGCTTTTTCATGAGTGAAGCATGGCAGACGAGAACACGCTGGCGGCAACGCCGGACGTAACGAAGACTGAAACTCCCGTCAACGACGGCTTTATCGATCTGGACGCGGCGGAAACGCCGGAGCCGGAAACCGATGACGACGGCGAACCACGGCCGAAGGCCGAAGAGCCCAAGCCGGAAGGCGACGACGAAAAGAAGAAACTTAGTGGGTCTGCGCGGGCCAAACTCCGCGAACAGCGCCTTCTGAACGAGCTTTCCGCTCGCGATCGCGAGCTGGAAGAACTGCGCAGCAAAGTCACGCCGGCCGCCAAGGTTGGCGAGGAAGAAAAACCGCCGCGCGAGGAAGACTTCAACGGGGACTTTTTCGCCTACCAGCGTGCATTGACGGCCTTCGAGGCTGGCAGGGAGACGCGGAAGGCGCTTCGCGAGGATCGCGAGGCCCGTGAACAATCCGAACGCACCACCAAGCAGGCCTCAATCGTCCGGGAGCGCGACACCGCACATCTCGAACGGGTCGAAGACGCGCGCGAGGTTATCGCGGACTTCGATCAGGTCATGAAGTCGATGGACGGCGTCCAAATCCGCAACGACGTGGTCGACGAGATCAAGTCATCGGAGAACAGCGCTCTCCTTGCGTACTACCTCGCAAAGAATCCCGAGAAGCTCAACGCACTGAACAGCATGAGCGGACGCGAGCTGGCCCGAGAAATGGGACGGCTGGAAGCCACTGTGAAGATGCCGGAAGCGAAAAAAGCAACAACCGCTCCCGCTCCATTGTCCACCGTCAAAGGTGGCGCCGCACCACACAGCCAGGATGCTGATTTAGCGGCTTATCTCAAGCGAACATACGGCTGAGATCAGGCGGGAGCCTTTCCTTAGAAGGAACAGGCTTCAATGTCCAATACGACTCTTACCGCGGCCATCGTGGCGAAAGCTTCGTTGGCGATCCTCGAAAACGAACTCACCATGGCGAACGCGGTTTACCGCGGTCACGAAAGCGAGTTCGATAAGAAGGTTAATGGCTACGAGATCGGCGATACCATCACCATCCGCAAGCCAACTGACTTCACCGTCCGTAACACGATCACCGCTTCTGCGCAGGACGTGACGGAAGCCAAGACCAGCCTCCAGATCAACCAGGTCGCTGGCGTCGACTTCAAGTTCACTTCCCAGCAGCTGACCCTGAATATCTCCGATCTGGCAGAACGTGTCATTCGCCCGGCGATGATCCAAGTCGCCAACCAGATCGACGTTCAGGTCATGTCCCTTTACAAGGACATTCCGCAGTGGGTCGGAACGCCCGGCACTCTCGTTCAGTCCTTCGCCGGATTTGCCAAGGGCCCGACCAACCTCGATCAGCGCAGCGTTCCCCAGGACAACCGTTCCGCCATTCTTGCGCCGGCGGACTATTGGGCGATGGCTGGCAGCCAAACCGCGCTGTTCCTTCAGAATGTGGCGGGGAAGGCCTACCGCAAGGGGCGCATCGGCGAGGTTGGCGACGTCGACACCATGATGTCGCAGAATGCCCCGACGTTTACCACGGGCCCGATGGGCGGTACGCCGCTCGTCAACGGCGCGGCCCAGAACACCACCTATGACACGACCGGCGTGAATACGCAGTCGCTCATCACGGATGGATGGACGGCTGCGGCTGCGGCCCGCGTTAAGAAGGGCGACGTGTTCACGCTCCCAAACGTGTATGACGTCAACCCCGTCACCAAGGCCACGCTGCCGATCCTGAAGCAGTTCGTTGTGACTGCTGATGGCTCGTCCGATGGTTCGGGCAACCTGACGCTGACGATCGCTCCGCAGATCATCACGTCTGGCGCGTTCCAGACCTGCTCTGCAGCGCCGGCTGACAACGCAGCTCTGACCTTCGTTGGGACCGCGAACACCAGCTACACCAACAACCTGATGTTCCATAAGAACGCTTTTGCGCTCTGCATGGTCCCGATGGTTCGTCCCCCTGGTGCCGTCGATTGCTCGCGTCAGAGCAAGAATGGGATCAGCGTTCGCGTCATACCGTTCTATGACGGCGTGAACGACGTTAGTCAGTGGCGATTGGATTGCATCTTCGGCACCAAGACGCTTGATCCCCGGCTAGCGGTTCGCGTCAGCGGCACCTAAGGCATCCTCCAGCAACTTAGCGGCGCCCTACGGGGCGTCGTTCCTTTTTGAGGGTAGCCGATGTCCAAAACCCGCGCCGAACTCATCAATCAGTGCTTGACCAACCTTGGCGTCATTGCCGAGGGGCAGTCGATCGACGCTGATCTGGTGCAGAAGATGGACACGATTGTCGATCCGGCGATTGCTGAGCTGGGCGCACTCGATATCTATTATGTCCAGGATGCAGGCAGCCAAGGACCAACCGACGGCGCGATCGAGGATAGCGCGTTTCTGTCGGTCGCATCTTACATCTCCAACGCAGCATGTGCGGCTTTCAATCTGCCGGCCGATACGAAGCTGCAGGCGCTCGCAACCCTAGCAGAGCAGAAGCTGCGGACGCTGGCCGCGCCGGCCCGCACGCTGAACACTCTGCGCGTTGATCCTGCCGTGCGTCGATATCCATTTCCCGGCATCTATCGGGGCGGATTCTTTTGAAAAAGCCGATCCCGTTTCCGGTTCAGACCGCTCCAGGTGCCAAGTCGCAGGAGTCGGGCGGCCGGATCATCAATGGCTATGTCGACCAACTCGGTGATCAGGCGCCGAACCAGACGATTATCCGGCGTGGGCCCGGCCTGGTGAATTTCGGTACGTCGGGGCGCTCGGGCTATCGAGGGTCGATCCTCGTCAATGACGTGCTCTATGTCGCCTTCAATGACAAGCTGGAGAAGTGGGACTCGAGCGGCGGGGCGTCGACCAATATCGGCAACCTGAATGGCACCAAGCGCGGGTTTTTCGCAGCCAACAACAATACGACGCCGGACATGGTGTTCGTCGATCCGGATGGAAATATCGCGGTTTTTACGGGATCGACCGTCACTAATTCCTATCCCGACGCCGATCTACCCTCGGTCAATTCGGTCGATTTCCTTGACGGCTATCTTGTGTTCAGCACTGGGGACGGCCGCGCGTTTGCAACTGATCTGAACTCGACATCCGTCAATTCGCTGTCATTCGGGAAGGCAGAAGCAAAGCCGGATGGCCTGGTCCGAGTGGTCGCTTGGGGCGGCCGCATGCTGTTCATGGGCAACGAGACGATTGAAGTCTGGACGGACGCGGCGACGGTGCCATTCCCGTTCGCGCGCAGCAATGTCATTCCGCGAGGTCTCGCCGGTCCCTATTGCGTATCGGGCTATGAGGACGGCTTCTCGCGCGGACCGATCTTTGTCGGCGATGACAACTGCATCTATGCGCTGGAAGGCTATACGCCTACCAAGGTTTCAACGCCCGATCTGGATGGCTTGATCGAGGCCGTCACCGACAAGACGACGCTGGAAGCAACGTCGTACATGGCGAGAGGTCACGCATTCTGGCAGCTTTCATGTCCGGCTTGGACATGGGTGCTGGATATCTCAACCTCGCAATGGTTCCAGCGCGACAGCTATTTGCAAGCCAGGTCGCGGATTTCCGGCGCGATCAATGCTTTCAGCATGTGGCTGACCGGGGATACTCAGACCGGCAATCTA